GGAGCCCGAGCCCCAAGCAAAAATATCCTGGAACCAGCCCTGACCAGCCTGAACTGGCGCCAACTGGCCACGATCAGCCGAGGCTTGAAACGATCAGCCCGGATGGGGCGGGATCGTATGGGCCTCTTGTGGGGGACATATGCCAGGACGCGCTGGGTCTTGAGTTGATGCCGTGGCAGGTGCATTTTCTCGACCGTGCGTTGACGTTTGATGACGATGGGCTGTTGGTGCATCGGTCGGCGTTGGGGTCGGTCGCCCGTCAGAACGGCAAATCAATCATTCTTAAATCGGTCATTCTGTTTTGGCTGTTAGAAATGCCAAAAATCCGTGGCGAGAAACAGACGATTGTGTCGGTCGCCCACCGCCTTGACTTGGCCGTCATGGTCTTTGACGACCTGGCTGACATACTTGAAAACAAATACGGCGCCTATGTGTCACGGTCATACGGTCGCAACAAAGTAACCATGCCGGACGGTACGACGTGGTGGATTAAAGCCGCCAAACACAACGCAGGCCACGGCATGAGCATCGACCTGCTGATCGTTGACGAACTGTTTGACGTTGACGCCGAGGTCGTCGAGGGCGGCCTGATGCCAGCGCAACGCGCCCGCAAAAACCCGTTCGCCCTGTTCATGTCAACAGCAGGCACAGAGGCATCGGTGCTGTTTCAGCGTTGGCGTGAACACGGTCTACGCGCAATTGACAGCGGGCAACCCACCGTGAACTACATGGCCGAATGGTCACCGCCACCGCACGTTGATCCAATGTCGCCGGCGTCGTGGACATGGGGCAACCCCGCCATCGGCCACACCCTCACCCTTGACACGTTGCAGCAGGAAAGCGAAAACCCTGACCGCGCATCATTCCTACGCGCCAGCCTCAACTTGTGGGTCACGGTCGCCCGTGGCTGGATCGCACCCGGACGCTGGCCTGAACTTGAACACCGCGGCCCAATCCCAATGGGCGGCATCATCGCCATTGAAGCCAGCTTGGACGACAGCCGATACGCCGCTGTACGTGCCGTCAACCTGCCCGACGGACGCACCGTATGCACCATCGCGTTTGTCGTCGACACGATCGGCGAGCTGTACGACAAGCTTGCTGAAGTGGCCGCCGACCCGACGGTAAGGTTTGCCATGTCACCCAGCATTGACGCCATCTGCCCGCCCAACCTTGAGCGCCGCCGCGTCATCGTCGGCTACGCCGAACTTGGCAAACTCACCCCCGTCGTACGCGACCTAATCAACCAAGGGCGCTTGCTACACACGGGCGAAACAATGCTTGCCGAACACGTCCAACGCGCCGTCGCAGTCAAAACCCAAAACACTTTGGTGCTGTCATCGCAACGATCACCCGGGCCAATCGAGCTGGCGCGGTGCATGGTGTGGGCCGCGGGCATGGTCGCTCGACCAGCACAAAGCGGTCGCCCAATGATCGTCAGCGTGTAGCATCGCAACGTACCCGCCCCGGCCTTTCGTCGGGATCGTGTCGGCGGGCGGGTACACATAAACGCTTGACGCTTGTGGCACACTTGACGCATGGCCCTGTTCGCTAAAAAGACCGCCGCAATCAGCACTACCCCAGTTGCTGAGGTGCAGGCCGCTGTCGGCTACACGTCAAACGCGCAAGGCCCAAACATGATTGGCCAGTATTACACCTACCAGGAAGGTGAAGCCCGCAACCGTGCAATTTCGGTGCCTGCGATCAACCGTGCGCGCGACCTCATGGCATCCGTCATCAGCTGTATGCCGCTCAAGATGTACAACGAAGTTTGGAACGAAATGGAAGAAGAAATGACCAAGGTGTACATTGCGCCACGGTCATGGCTCCGTCGACCTGACCCAACTGTTTCGTTTCAGCACATCATGGCCTGGACATTCGATGACCTCTACTTCTATGGAAGAAGTTTTTGGTACACAACTAGTCGCACCGCAGACGGCTATCCCGCCAGCTTCACGCGGCTACCGACGGGCTCTATCACAACGCCTGACGCTGTCGGCCCGGTTTGGTTTGGCCCGTCAAAACAGATCTATTTCAACGGTGGCGAACTTGATCCTGCCAACGTGGTGCAGTTCCTGAGCCCGACCCAAGGCCTGATCTACTCTGCACCAGGCGCCATTGAGACAGCGCTAAAAATCGAGGCGGCCCGTAACCGCAACGCATCCAGCTCAATTCCAGCAGGCATCCTCAAGCAAACCGACGGCGAGCCATTGTCGGCACAGGAATTGACAGACATTGCCGCACAATTCAATGCAGCTCGAGCCACCAATCAAACTGCGGCGCTCAACCAGTATCTCTCATACGAACCCACCACGATGAGCCCGGACAAAATGTTGCTAATTGAGAGCGCAAACTATTCGGCGCTTGAAGCTGCCCGCCTCGGCAACGTACCGCCATACCTTGTCGGCGTGTCTACCGGGTCGTACTCGTATCAGTCAGCACAACAGGCCCGCGCCGACCTGTACATTTTCGGTGTCAAGTTGTACGCCGAAGCGATCGCCGCAACCCTGTCAATGGACAACGTGCTACCACGCGGCACCTATGTTGAGTTTGATGCCGACGAATACCTTGAAGAGGAATACGGCGCAGACAAAATGGATGAACCATCAGAAGTCAACATTCAAGAAAACACGCAAGAGAGGATCGCAAACCGATGATCAAATTTCACGCCACCGACATCAGCATTATCGCTGGTAAAGGTGCAGGCCGCCGCGAAATTAGCGGCGTCGCCGTACCATACAACGTCAAAGCAACCGTCGCATCCGGGCAGGACGTCATCATCAAGCCAGGCGCACTACCCGTTGAAGGCAAGGCGCCGCGCTTGTTCATGTACCACGACAGCACAATGCCTGTCGGTGTCGTCACCGAACGCGTCGACAGCCCTGAGGGGATGCTGTTCACGGCCAAAATTTCGGCGTCAAGCCAAGGTCAGGACGCCATGATCATGCTGTCCGAAGGCGTCATCGATCAGGTATCCATTGGCGTGACCCCGACCGACTTCAGTTACGACGACGACGGCACCATGATTGTCAAGGCCGCTGACTGGGTAGAGCTGTCGCTCGTCCCGGTCGGAGCATTTGGTGACGCAGCCGCCATCACCGAAGTAGCCGCAAGTATCCACCAACCCGAAGAAGAAATCGGCAATACTGAACAAGAGACCCCACAAGAGGAGACACCAGCAATGGAAAACGCACCAGTCGTCGAGGCCGCCGCAGTTGAGGCCGCGATCCCAACCGCACCAATCCCGGCACAGCCGAAGCGCAAGTTTGACCTGCCGACCGCAGGCGAATACCTTGCCGCAATGCACATCGGTGGCGAAACGTTCCGCAACGTCGCAGCCGCCGCTCGCGACTTCGCACTTTCGCGCCAGTCGGCACTTCAGGCAGCCGCAGGTGATACCCTGACCACCGACACGCCTGGTTTGCTGCCAGTCCCAGTTCTCGGCCCTGTGTTTCAGGATCTGAACTACATCCGCCCAGTCGTCGCAGCAATCGGCGCTCGCGCCATGCCCGATGGTGGCAACCAAAAGACGTTCATCCGCCCAACGTGGACGACCCACCCGTCGGTCGCAACCCAGTCAACCGAATTGACGGGCGCATCGGCCACCACCCCGGTCATCGCATCCAACGTCATCAGCAAGACCACCCTCGCAGGTCAGGTCACGCTGTCGGTGCAGGACGTCGACTTCACCAGCCCAGCCGCAATGGAAATCATCCTGCGCGACCTCGCAGGCCAGTACCTGCTCGCATCCGACAACATCGCCGCAGACGCGATCACCTCGGGCGCATCAGCATCGGGATCAACCTGGACGTACAACACCACCGACCCGTCAACGCTCAGCGCCGCGATCTACGACGCAGCCGTTGACATTCTCACCGCCAGCAACTTCTTGCCTGACCACATCTTCGTGGCCCCTGGCGTGTGGAAGCTTCTCGGTCAGCAGCTCGACGCAGACAAGCGCCCGGTGTTCCCATACGCAGGCGCCGCAGGTCTCATGGGCGTCAACGCAATGGGCAGCGCAAACGTCACGCAGCTCAACACGTTCAACCCATTCGGCCTCAACCTCGTCGCAGACCGCAACTTTGCGGCTAACACGATGGTCGTCGCCAAGGGCTCCGCGATCGAGTTCTACGAGCAGGTACGCGGCCTCATGTCGGTCGAGGTGCCAAGCACCCTCGGACGCACGTTCTCGTACTACGGGTACGTCGCAACGTTCATCGCCGACAGCGACCTCGTCAAGTCCATCACCGTCAGCCCGTGATCTGAAAGGTAGGCCCACAAAATGGCCACCTACACGGTCACACACAAATATTTACTGGACGATTACGCCGTCCTACAGCTCCTCACACCCTCAGAGGTAGTTGTAGGCGGCGCGATCACCGTCACAGGCGTCGACAGTACTTTCAATGGCTCGTACACGTGCTATGCCCTGCCACAGTATTTGTACCTTGGCGTAGACAGCCAGGGCGACCTGATGTACGACTATCAGGTACCGATCCAAAACCAGGTGCTGTACGCCAAAACTGCTAGCAACGTCGAGCGCGTCGCATCCACCGGGTCGCTCGCATACACGCCCGTTTGTACTTGGATCACCGCAACCAACATTGAGGATTGGCTGGGTATCGGCACCGCAACCGCAGGCGACGCAGCGTTTTTGACGCAATGCGCCGCAGCCGCCAACCAGTTCTGTTACCGACGCCGCCAAGAAGCCGGATACATTGACAGCGTTAGCACCAGCCCATCAAGCGACGTCACCCTAGGCACGATCATGTACGGCGGTGCCCTGTACCGTCAGCGCGGCTCCATTGACCAGTTCAGCAGCTTCCAAACAATGGGAACAGCCCCGGTCATCGGTCTATCAGGCATGGTAAAGCAGCTGCTTGGGATTGACCGCCCACAGGTGGCCTAATGCCCGTACCTGTCTACACCGACCTGTTCAACGAGGCCATTGACGACCTTACGACCAAACTGCAAAGCATCAGCGGTCTGCAAGTCGTCAACGACCCGCGCAACATTGTGCCCCCATGCGTCCTGATAAATATGCCTTCGTTTGACGCCTTCAATTACAACATTGCCAAATTGGAATTTGTGCTACAGGTCATCACGCTTGGCCCCGGCAACCTTGACGCAGGCCGATCCCTGCTCAATATGTGCGCCCAACTCATGGCCGCCAACGTTGCTGTCACCAGCGGTCGACCCACAAATGTGGACATTGGCTCAACCGTCCTACCGGCTTACGAAATCGTCGTAGCCATGCAGGCCCAGACAAGCTAGGGGCGATCATGTACGTCATCGTCAGCCCGCGCCTCGGTACACCAGGCGACAAATTTGAGCCAGTAGAAGGCACCAACATTGACGCCCTATTGTCGGCGGGCCTCATATCCACCGACAAACCAAAAAAGTCGTCTAAAGTCAAAGCAGAACCAGTCGAGGAGTAACCCAACATGGCAACCAGCGTCTACCTGTCCAACCCGGCAATCGAAATCAACAACGTCGATCTGTCCGACCAATGCACCGCCGCAACCGTCACCTACACCATTGAAGCGTTGGAAAACACCGCGTTTGGCTCTACGGCCCGCACCTACACGTCAGGCCTTGCCAACAACAGCATTACCGTCACGCTGTACCAGTCGTACGCATCCAACGAAACCGAAGCGTCGATCTACGCGCTGGTCGGCACCACGACCACGTTGGAACTGTCGCCCACGGCCGCAGGTTTGACCACCCCAACGGCTGCATCGCCGAAGTACACGCTGACCGGCGCATACCTGGAAAGCCACACCCCGATCAACGCATCGCTCGGCGAACTTTCCACGATCGACCTCACCTTCACGGGTGGCACACTCACAAAGGCCACCAGCTAGTCATGTTCTCGCCAGCCCAACCGGGCGGCGCTGAAAACAACCAAAGCAAGCCCGCGCTGGCGGAGCCTTGCCCGACGAAAGGTAACTAATGCGCGTCAAACTCAAAGTCGACCTCAAAGACGGACGCGAACCCCGCACAATGGTCACAAACATGCTTGCCATTGTTGAATGGGAAAAAACCGAAAACCGCCGATCCGCAGACGGCAAAGGCATCGGGTTTGTCGACATGTGCTGTTGGGCATACATCCTGTGCAAACTTGCTGGCGACAAAGTACCTGGCACGTGGCGTGAATGGGTTGCCGAGCACCCGGACATGGAAATCACGCCGATTGAGGAAACCACCGACGAAACCCCTACCATCGCGGCACCTGGCGACGCTCCCTCGCTGAGGTCTTAGTTATGACGGGCTACTGGCCGCCGCAAGTGGAGTTTGATACCCGCGATCTGACGACCGTGTTTTTCGTGCTTGAACACCAAGCACAGCAAAGCAAGCGGGGCCGCTAATGGCTGGTCGGCAAATTGGTGGTGGGCCTGGTTTAGATGCGGGCGGCATTGACCCATTTGCCACAAACACGTTGACCGTATTAGGCATCAAAGAAACATTGAAAGAACTCAACAAAGTCGACAAATCTTTACGGCGCGAAATTACCAAACGGTACAAATCAATTGTGCAGGGCGTGATTGAGGACGCTAAAAGCATGATCCCGCTGAATTACCCGTTGCGAAACTGGAAGTACGAATGGAAACCAGGTCGCACCGCATTGTTGCCGTGGGGTGAATACGGCGACCCTAACAACTCGATCCGCGCCAAAATCAACACCAAAAAAACTAAGGAATACGCAGGCGAAGTCGTCAACGTAGGCACGTTCGTGATCCGTTGGGATGACCCGGCGGCCGCCTTATTTGACTTTGCTGAAAACGGTGTGATGGGTCGCAACCTGACCAACAAATTTGGTAGTACCAGCCGCGTCATGTGGAAGGCCTGGGGAGCTAATCAGCAGGACGTACTGCAACGTATGCAGGAACTTGTCAACGACGTACAAAAAGGCGTACAACAGGGAATTGACCGCATTGACGCCACAAAAGTGGGAAAATAAATCATGGCCGTAGTCATACCCATTGTTTCTGAATTTGACGGCAAAGGCATCAACAAAGCCGTCGCCGAATTTCAGAACCTTGAAGGCGCGGGCGCCAAATCAGCATTTGCTCTCAAAAAGGCAATGTTGCCTGCCGCCGCAGCTGCCGGGGCGTTGGCAGCCGGGCTTGGCATGGCCACCAAAGCCGCCGCCGAAGATCAGGCCGCACAAAAAGCCCTTGAAGTGCAGCTCGTCAATTCAACTGGCGCAACACAAGACCAAATCAAAGAAGTCGAAAAAGCAATCAGCGTCATGTCAAAGCAGGGCGCAGTCGCTGATGACGTATTGCGCCCGGCGTTTGCCGCGCTAGTTCGAGGCACCAAAGACATTACTGAGGCGCAAAAGCAAATGTCGCTGGTGCTTGACATCAGCCGTGCAACTGGGCAAGACGCCACCACCGTTGCTGACGCGCTGGCCAAAGCTTATGAAGGCAACTACAAAGCGCTGCGGTCACTCACACCAGAAATGGCAAACCTGATCAAAGAGGGCGCCGACCTCGACACGATCATCAACGTGCTTGGCGGCACATTCGGCGGCGCAAACCAAGCGTTTACCGAAACCGCTGAAGGCGGCATGGCCAAACTCAACATTGCCTGGGCAGAAGCCACCGAAGCAATCGGCAGCGCCTTACTCCCCGTGCTTGAAGAACTGATCCCGATCATCACCAACATGGCGTCATGGGTCGAGGAAAACAGCGGGCTTATCGTCAAACTGGCATTGGCTGTTGCCGGTTTGTCCGCAGCCGTCGTTGTTGCTAACGGCGCATTGTCGGCATACAACGCCCTAACCGTTGCAACCAAATTTGCCAACCTTGCGCTCACAGGATCGTTCTACGCAACGCAAGGCTCAGTCGCCGCACTTAGCGCATCGCTGGCCATTGTGACCGTGACCATTGGGGCGCTGTACGAGCTGTACCGCGAAGGCCCACGCGCCATTGCCGAATTCCTGCAACCGTTCAAACAGTTTGGCGCAGCGATCGCCAACACCGTCATCTTGGTGGCCAACTCAGTCAATGCAATGGTCAACAGCGTCATTCAAGGCATTAACCTGGTCATCAAAGCCATGAACGTCATACCAGGCGTCGACATACCTGAAGTGCCTTACCTAAACAGCATTGGGTACATCAAAGTTGGCGACCTGCCTGGCCTCAGCAACGCCACAAGCGGCTACACAGGCGACAAAAACCTAGGGGTGCCTATTCCGTCATCCGGGGGCGGATCGGTCGTTGTAACGGCTCCTAGCGTCCCTACAGGGGGCGGTGGGAGCGGTGGTGGCGCATCCGTACGGCAGGTCATGGAAGCTCCAAATATGTTGGGGGCAGGCATCGCCAGCAACCCGTTCACATCAAGCGCCCGTAATGCCATGTTGGAAAACATCACCGTCAACGTCAACGGCGGGTTGGCGACCAGCGCCGAGATCGGGCAAGCCGTCGTTGACAGCATCCGCGCCTACAACCGATCAGCTGGCCCGGCGCGCATTGAGGTCAGCGGGTACGTCTGATGCCCGGCACAGCAATCGTCCAATCAGGCAACTACCTGCTTGAAATCGACGCAGGCTTTACAGTTGACGCGTTTACGCTTGACGATAGCACTAAAGGCGTTCTAGACAACACGACCTACGTGCTGAACGGCACCACCCAGTTTGCTGACGTCACCGACGGCACTCTAAACATTGCGGTGCGTCGAGGCCGCAAAGATCAGGGCGACCAATTCAGCGCAGGCACCATGACGTTCACACTCAACGACACGCTCGCCGACGGCATCTTCAACCCGTTCGACACCTCAAGCCCGTACTACGACGCCAACGCCAACGTGCCAGGTTTGGCACCCATGCGCCGCGTACGTTTAGGCCGCTACAACGCCAGCAACGTCCTCGAATACCTGTTCAAAGGCTATGTCGTCAACTACGACTACAACTTCGCCCTGGGCGGCTTAAACACGGTCAGCGTCTATTGTGCCGACGACTTTTACTTGCTGGCACAGACTTACATGGACACCTACAACGTGTCTACCGAAACATCAGGTCAACGCATAGAAAGCGTATTGAACCTGCCTGAAGTCGATTACCCGACCGGGCCAACCGCTCGCAACATCTCCACAGGCACGGTCAACTTAGGTCACGACAGCACCTACACCGTCCCCGCAGGCACCAACGTGCTGGCCTACCTAAACCAAATCAACGGCACCGCCGAATTCGGACGCCTGTTCGTGTCGCGTGACGGGGTGCTGACATTCCAAGACCGCATTGGTGCCACACTCAGCGGATCGGTCGCCGATTTCAAAGACAACGGCACAGGCGTCAAATACGACAACGTAGGCATTACGTTTGAAGCTGACAGCGTGGTAAACCGTGCCTACGTGCAAAACCTTGGTGGGTCTAACGCGACCGCTAGCGACACCGCCTCGATCGCCACCTATTTTATTCAGACCGAAAGCATCACTAACAGCCTGTTAGAGACCGCAGGGTCGCAGCTGTCAGACGCCGCCACCTACCTGCTGAACGGTGAACCTGAAGCCCGCTACACCGACGTCGCCACCAAATTCGCCATGCTGACTATCGCCCAACGAGACACAGTCGCCACGATTGACATTGGCGACACGATCACTATTGAAAAAACGTTTACGACAGGCACCGGGACGACCAGCCTTGGCCAAGAACTATCGGTTGAAGGCATCGAGCATGTGATTGACTTCAATACTGGGCACCGCGTCAACCTGTACACCGCGGCCACCACAATCGTGTACAGCCTTGTTTTGGACGACCCGACATATGGCGTCCTTGACGCCTTGAATGTTTTAGGATAGGAGACACCATGCCAAACACACAGACCAGCGTCCCCGCATTTACCGCCGGGCAGGTTTTGACCGCAGCCCAAATGACCGAAGTCAACACGGGCATCCCCGTGTTTGCGACCACAACGACACGTGACGCCGCGTTTGGTGGCACGGGCGAAAAGACGCTTGCTGAAGGCCAATTTGCGTACATCGAGGCCAGCGACACCACCCAGTATTACAACGGCACAAGCTGGTTGGCGCTCGGTGGCAAGATCGCCCAAGTTGTCAGCACAACAAAAACCGACACGTTCACAACTACTAGTTCAACGTTCGTTGATCTCACCGGACTATCGGTGTCAATTACGCCTAGCGCAACATCAAGCAAAGTGCTGGTGTTTTACACAATCGTCGGTCAAGGCGTCTACGGTAGTTCGCAAGCCTATTTGCGACTATTGCGCGACAGCACAGCGATCGGCAGCGGCGCAGCAGCAGGCAGCAGAATTACCGTGTCGTCGTTTTTGCCTGAAAGTTATTCAGGCCTAACAATCGGTCAAGCTGCAAACCTCAACCTTGACAGCCCAGCAAGCACGTCAGCATTGACCTACAAAATCCAAATTGCATCATCGGCTAGCGGCGCAACCGTGTACGTCAACCGAAACGCAACCGACACCGACAGCGCATTTTTCGGCCGTTCATCATCCAGCATCGTCGCACTTGAGGTTCTCGCATGATCGACTACACCGCAATCTTGGCAGCCAACTACCCAAACAGCGAATGGGCATTAGACGGCGACAACTACGACGGCCTCGTATGGCTGTCCGATACACCCAAGCCGACGCAAGCCGAACTTGACGCCGCATGGCCACAAGTCAACTACAACACCCAGGTTGCGATCGTTGAAGCTGCACGACTGCTGGCCTACGAACAACAGTCAGACCCGCTCTACTTCAAATGGCAACGTGGCGACGCAACCGAAGCCGAATGGCGCGCCGCCGTCGCCAAAGTCAAAGCCGACAACCCATACCCACCAGCACCGTGACGCGATGGCTGTTGAGATTGTGGTGGCTGTGGTCGGTGGCTGTTTCTCTCTACTCGTTGCGCTCATTTATCGGGGCCAAAAAGAAAACCATAAAGATCACGGACGGGTACACGAAGCGCTGGGCCGAATAGAACAAAAAATCGACCACCACACGGAGAACCACAAATGAGCAAACAAACCCAAGCAATGCTCGCAAGTTACGCTCGATCCGTCATCGCCGCAATCGCAGCTGTCACAGCCACCGGGAACACCGACCCACAAGACCTCGCCAAAGCAGCCGCAGCCGCCCTGCTCCCCGTCATCATGCGATGGGCCAACCCCAAAGACGTCGCGTACGGTCGTGGCAATAGCCAAAGCTAAACCCGGCGTACCAGGCGCCACCGACTACATCGGCAACGCCGACGGAGCCGCCAAAGGCCCACGCCCAGGCATGGACGAATGGATCCGCCAAGCCGTCAAATATGCCAACGGATCGCTGTGGAACAACGGATCGTACGGTCAACGTGACATGAAAGGCAAACCCGGCACCCTGTCGGTACACGCCACAGGCCGCGCCGTCGACCTCTCCTACCGTGACATGCCCGATGACCGTGGCAAACCAAACGGCAGGCAGCTCAGCAAAGTATTCATTGAGGCTTGCATAGCCAACGCAAACGAACTCGGCCTACAAATGGTCATTGACTACTGGCCCCAACCGTTCGGTCGAGCATGGCGATGCGACCGCATGGCCTGGCAGGTCTACCAAAAACAAACCGTGTCAGGTGCACCTGGCGGCGACTGGTGGCACGTCGAAATCACACCCAAAATGGCAGACAACCCCAACCTCGTAAAAGCCGCATTTCTCAAGGTATTCGAGGGTATTCCCGCATAGGCCCGTCCGATCCCCTAGGGTGGGATCACCGACGAAAGGAACCTAGCCATGACATTGAACCCATTAGCCGCATTAGCCACCCTGGTTACAGCAGTCCTAGGGCTAACGACGCTCCTAGAGGCTCCTAGACCCCTCTCAGGGCAACCTAGCGCCACGACCACACCCGTCTCGTGGGATGAATACCCAACCACTACGGTCGGGCAAACCACCGTTACTGAGACGAGCTTGCCCACAACTATCGCTAATTGTGACGACGTGGTAAACCTCGCCCGGCAGGTTGGCTGGCCCGAAGATCAGCTCGACACGCTGGCGGTAGTGGCTTTCAGGGAGAGCAACTGCACAGCAACCGCCCACAACGTCGACGATCCGATGGGCGGCAGTTATTCCATCATGCAGGTCAACGGTTTTTGGTGCCTGCCAAACACTTACTGGCCGATCGGTTGGCTACAAGCGCAAGGCATTCTCGACCATTGCGCCGAACTATTTATTCCTGAGGTCAACCTGCGGGCCGCACTCGCCATCTACAACAATTCCGGGTGGGCACCGTGGGCTGCCACAGCACCGTGACACACCTGTGATAGAACATCCCTACATAGATCCCGACGACACACTCAGCAAGGAGACCCGACAAATGATGGCCGACAATTTTCAGCCGACCTCAGCATCAGCAAAACAATTAGAAGCGCTCAACCAACTGGTCGACGCAATCTTCAACCCGCACAGCGACGTCATTCGACGCCTACGCACCATCCGCAACGCGATGAGCTTGTGCGACCCGGAACCGCTGTACGACATTGAGACGATTGACAAGGCGATTGCAGCGTTGGAGAAGGCGCGATGAACTGCACTATTTGCAAAGGCGCAATCGCATGGCCCGACATTCAAGGCCGCACCCATTTCGTCTGTGACGGTCGAGTACCAGCCGCCAAACCAGTCACACCGTACGGGCAAGCGATGCAGATCAGCCAGGCGGTCGCAGACGCCAAATGGACACCCGCACAGCAACGCCAAGTAGACGCCGCCATCGACGCATGCGCCCGCGAAATCGGGTATTTTACCGCTGACGACGTGTGGGCCAAACTCGGCCAACACTTCCCCGTCACCAAAGGGCTTGCTGGTCGGCTCAATGCAGCTGTGCGACGCCGCACCATCGTGAACACCGGCGCCGTACGCCACGCCAATCGTGGCGGCCAGCATGATCACGCCCAACGCCTTACCGTATGGGCGGCCGCATAATGGCATTTGACCTGAGCAACTACGAAACGGTTGAAGATCGCCTAGCCCGATTTTGGGTTGACCATCCGACTGGGCGCATTGAGACCGCGATGATGGCCTATGACGGCGACAGTTGCATCTTTCGCGCCGAAGTGTATTTTGACGCTAGCCAGGCGACACCCACCGCGACTGGCTACGCCGAAGAAGTCAAAGGCTCAAGCCCAGTCAACCGAACATCATTTGTCGAAAACTGTGAAACGTCTGCGATCGGTCGTGCGCTTGCTAATTGCGACTACGCGACGCACGGCAAAAGGCCATCCCGTCAGGAGATGGCGAAGGTGCAGCGGGCGGGGGCGGGCAACCTTGCGCCCGGATCGGATGCCCCGCCCGTTGCGCCGGAATACATCACCACCGTTGGTGGCACAAAAGCAGCCACACCAAAGCAGGTTGGCTACATCAAAGCGCTGGCCAAGAAACTGTCGCTTGACGAAGAAGGCTTGTTCAATTATGTGCAACAGGTGTTGGCTAGTGATGCAGCTGTTCCTGAAGCCCTAACGATCGCCGAAGCCAACCGCATCATTGACGCGCTCAAAAAGGACACGCAATGAGCCTTGAGCAAGCCGACAAACTGATCGACATGATTGCGCGCGTCAACGCGCTTGAACTTGAGAAAGCACATAAGGATGAGCTGCTGAAATACCTGCGGTGGGCGCTGCGTAAAGCGGTCAAGGCCTATTGGTACAGCACCGAAATCAACGTCGACTAGATCGACCATAGACCTAAGCCCGTCGCGGGGCAGATGGATGACACCCGGTAACGGGGGTAGATTGACGCGCCCTAAAACAGCAACACGAAGGTGGCGGGGCAAAGCGTCAAGGCGATACGTTCAGCAAGTAGCAAGTGGGACGCGGGTAGAGGCAAGCCGCGGGGTGGGCATTACACCCGTCTGTCTTCACGTCGATGGCTACAGTTGATAACAAACAATGCGCAACAAACCTGAACCCGACACAACGGCCCCGCCTACAATTCGAGGGCAAGGCGCGAACGCGCCGCGCCAGCCCAACCGAGCAACGCGAGGGCGGGAGCAAGCCACATGAACCGCAAAGAATACCGATCACCCGGCTACCAGCAAGCCCGCAAAGCCTTACTCGCAGACAACCCAATCTGCCATTGGTGCCGACGCCGACCCGCAACCGAAGCCGACCACCTCGTCGAAGTAGACCGCGAAGGCACACACAACGACGGGCTTGTACCGTCTTGCAAACCATGCAACGCTGCACGTGGCGCGACACATCGCAACAAAAAACTGGCCGCGGCTAAACAGGCGAGAGACAAAGCCTTGAATGATTTTTTGCACGAAACGCAACTCACCCCGAGCCCCATCTTCCTTCT